GGAACCAAGCGCCCAGAGTCCTTGGAACAGCGTGGGACACAAAGCTACTGCTGTTAACATGGGATCTACAGGCTCCTACTGCAATTAAAACAGAAGTTGTTAAGAAGAAGACAAGACTGTAATGGAAGCTATACCTCCTTTTCCTAACAGTGTTAATGCACAAGAATCTATAGTACCTGACAAGGTAAAAGAAATGTATTCTATAAAGCAGAAAACTTTTGCAGTTAAGGGTGCTGTACAGGCTATAACTTATCTTGAACAATTTTACTACGAGTACAAGAATGGTCAAATAATGGTAACTATTTTAAAAGTTTATAATCAAGATAAATATTCAGTAGATATTAAAGCATGACTATGATGATTTTTGTCCTCATTATATTAGAAAGAGGGCAGGTTACAGGAGAAGAGTTTTATTTTAGAGAACTAACTTCTTGTTTAGAATACTCTGCTGCACTAAATAGTCAATCAGTAGCAGATAACAATGGACTGCTAGGTAACAATAATTATTTTAAAACGTACTGTAGAGTACGTCAGATCAATGTAAATGATGCAGGTAGTAAAATACTATTTAGAGATCCAGCAAAAAAGAAAGAGGAATGATATGGCTGCTAAGAAAAAATCTACGGTAAACAAAGCTGGTAATTATACCAAGCCTACAATGCGTAAGAACCTATTCAACAAGATTAAAGCAGGAACAAAGGGCGGTAAGGCTGGTCAGTGGTCGGCGCGTAAAGCCCAGATGCTTGCAAAGCAGTATAAAGCTGCTGGAGGCGGTTACAAGTAATGGCTGATCCTAAGAAAGGTACAGGTAAAAAACCTAAAGGTTCTGGACGTAGACTCTACACAGACGAAAACCCTAAAGATACTGTGAGCATAAAGTTTGCTACAGTACAAGACGCTAGAGATACTGCTCGTAAAGTAAAAGGTATTAGTAAACCTTACGCCCGTAAGATTCAAATATTAACTGTTATGGAACAAAGGGCTAAGGTAGCAGGTAAATCTAAACAAGCAGAGATTGCTAAGAAAGCTAAAGAAACTCTCAGGAGGAAGCATGGCGCTGAAAAAAAGTCAAAAAAGTCTTAAGGCTTGGACAAAGCAGAAGTGGCGCACTAAGTCTGGTAAGAAGTCCAGTGAAACAGGTGAGCGTTACCTGCCTGAGAAAGCTATAAAAGCTTTGTCATCTAAGGAATATGCAGCAACTACTAAGAAGAAGCGTGAAGATACCGCTAAAGGTAAGCAGCATAGTAAACAGCCTAAGAAGATTGCGAAGAAGACAAGGAGCTACAGGAAGAAATGAGAGAAGATTATAAAAAAGGCGGCAAATCTAAAAGAGATCCTAGACTAGCAAGGGCAGGTGTAGCTGGTTTTAATAAACCAAAAAGAACTCCTAAGCACCCTACTAAATCTCATGTTGTAGTAGCTAAAGATGGAGATAAAATTAAAACCATACGCTTTGGACAACAGGGTGTGCGAGGTGCCGGGAAAAATCCTACATCTAAAAAAGATAAAGCACGTAAAAAATCATATTATGCTAGGCACAACGCTCAAGATTCTAACCCTTCAAAGCTTTCAGCCCGATACTGGTCGCACAAAGTTAAGTGGTAGTTTAATTTAATACCTCTAGTTCTTCCTGTATATCATCGTGCAAGTTTTTAAATTTAGGATCAGTCTTAGCCAGCACTCTTGATATATAGGCCATGTCGTGACTACTAAATATTTTATTTAAGTCCTTGTCAGGCACCCTAGAATACTCTGTCATAAGAACGCCTTTTGAATTTATAAAAACTTTAAATGATATAATATTACCCTCACTCATGCGAACTTCACTTTTTCTACGTTGCCGCGTAGCCCCGCCTTCATATAAGTAGTTGCACGACCTTCAAAAAAGTTTTGATGCTCTACACCCAGCACATCATCCAGCCAATTTAAAGGATTATCTTTAACATTGTAGTTAGGTTTTAGTCCTAGTTGTAGTAAACGTCTATCCGCAATGTACCTAATGTACTTACGCATCTCTTTCTTTGTAAGACCTACAATATCACCCTGCTCAAACACAAGATCCAAGAACCTATCCTCTAGGTCAACCATCTCACGACATGCCTGATAGATTTCAGCTTTAAAGTCATCAGTCCATATGTCAATGTTTTCTTGAATAAACTCTCTAAACAGCTTGGTCATTGCTTCAACGTGCAGTGACTCATCACGTATACTATATGTAATAATCTGTCCCATGCCTTTCATCTTACCAAAGCGAGGGAAGTTAAGAAGGATGATGAAGCTGGAGAATAACTGTAGACCTTCAGTAAAGGCAGAGTAAATAGCTAATGCTTTTGCAATAGATCGTTTATCGCCCTTAGTGACCCGTACAGAGTCCACATACTCATGCTTATCTGCCATAGCCTCATACTCTGAGAACGCCTTATACTCAACCTCTGGCATTCCTACGGTGTCTAAGAGCAAGCTGTAGGCGTGTTGGTGTATGGACTCCATGTTGTTAAAGGCACCCATCATCATACGAGCTTCAGGCTTCTTAAATATCTTCATGTACCTATCAACGTAACCAGAGCTAACGTCAACATCAGACTGAGTGAACAGTCGGAATATTTGAGTTAGTAGATTTTTTTCAGATTCGCCAAGATCTTGCCAATCTTTTACATCATTGTGCAATGGTACATCTTCAGGAAACCAGTGCATCTGATTCTGCTGTGAGTAGTAGTCAAACATCCAAGGGTTGTCAAAAGGCTTGTAGTAGTCTCTTGTGTCTAATAGGCTCATAGTTGTGAAATCCTTTCATCTGTTATTACGGGGTCTGGAACGTCCCCTTCTTTAATAAAAATACCATTGCTGTTCATGTGGCCTTTACGATCTTTTATATCTAAGTAGGCTACACGTAAGCACTGATCTAGGTCTGTGTCGTTCATTACTGCTAATGTGTTTAACACAACAAGACAGTCGCCTATATCATCAGAGACATCACGCTGTTTAGCTATGTTGTCTCCTAGCTCCCCAATCTCAGACACAAGTTTAGCAAACTGAGCTAAGGGTGTCGAGTTATTAATAATTCCTTTTTCGTAACTCCAAAGAGTTACTAAATCTACCATTGTTTTATTCATTGTTTCTCCACTGGAAATGCATTTAAGTTTGCAGCTACTGTGCGACGTTCTCCTTCGCCTTTAAATGGATATACCATATGCTGTAGCCACGAAGGAAAGAAATATATTTTACCTACTTCTGGTTTAAACACCACTGCTTGTGTAGGCTTTAGTCTTTCTTTGTCATTCACTGCGCTTTGACCATAAACAAACTCTAAAAAGCCATCAACACAACCTGAAGCGTTGTAGTAACTAAACTCTCCCATGTGTGGTGCATTTAGTTTTTTTATTTGTTCTGGTACTTTTGTCCATGTTGTGCAGCTAATACCCATTATAGTCTTAGTGCCATGATCATGTATAGGATTGTAGTCACCTGCGTAACTGTGAACAGACCATAGTTCGTCTATGTCTATGTGTCTGTCTCCGTCTAGGTTCTGACCTGTATGTTGAAAGAACTGACCAACGTAATGTACTGCCATACTCTGTAAGTAGGCTCTAACGTCCTCTAAGTCCTTATGTGTATGATCTATTCGTAGCTGCTCTCCTTGCTGTATCTGACCTACAAGAGTGTCAGCAGCGGTTAGCCTGTCCTCTTGTAGCAGTAGATCATCTAAGAAAACATTTAAAGTATCTACATGCTCCAGAGGAAAATCTATTTCCATCATAAACACAGAAGGTAGAGGAAGCATTTTGTATTGTACTTCACTCATTAAACGCACTCTCTAGAAAAGAAGTTTCTAATACAACTAATTTATCTTCTGCTCCAGCTATCTTACCTACTAACTCATCCATAGTCTCAAGCATTGTATGCTCTCCTACGGCTGCTGGATTTTCAAGATAGTTTTTAAGTTCTGAACCAGCCCACATAATCTGAGCTTTGTACATACTCTTTAGTGCTTTTATTCTGTGGTCTTCCATTGCTCTTTTAACTCCTCCATGTTTTTAGTGAGCCAATCTGCATAACTAAGTTTGTCTTCTTTATTGTAGTCACTTGCATACTCAGCCCATTTCTTAATAGAGAAGTTTTTAAAACTATTATCTTCTAAAGCTTTTTCAGCGTAGTAAGATTTAAAATCTTTGCAGTCAACAAGTTTGTTTTCTTCCCATATATAATATTTACAATCTTCAAAAGAATCTTTAGACATACTTCCCCTTACTAACGCATTGACAAATCAAATGAGGCCCATACTGCCTACATATTTTAATGTCTTTATCTATACACTTAACATTCTCAGGTTTGTAGTAGTCCCATTTGCTACGTTGTGTACCGTCAGTAGCACACCCCGCAAGCAACAATAAAGTAAATAAAAGTCTAATCAAAATCTTTCTCCGTAAGTATAGGTTTGTCGAGGGACAGTAGCATCTTTTCTAAGTCTTCTTTAATTTCGTCAACACTCTCACCAAAGGGGGCTACTGGGTTTTCAGTATAAAGACTAGGCTCGCCTTTATGATAGTAAACTTCATGTATAGCTAAATTATTTTCATCTTCCTTAAAGAGCCTATAATTCCATGTTGCGTCAACTTCTTCATCCTTCACAGCTTAAGCACTCCCCATCTTCTAAGTTAATTCGTGGTATTTTGATGTTAACATTCTCTGTATTTCTAGCTGCATTAGAGCGTAGGTAATACATAGATTTGAGTTTGTTAGCTCCTGCCCAATGTACGCTATTAATATACTCCAGATACTCATCGTGCACCTCCTGTTCCGCTGTAGCTGGTGGTGGAATAAAAAATAAGTTTACTGACTGAGATTGACACACATACTTCTGTCGTTGGTAAGCGTGTTCAATAATCCAAATCTGATTTAGTTCAGGTGCAGTTTTGAATACTTCTTTTTCTTCTTGAGAAAGTGCCTCCAAGCTTGCAACCGAGCCTTCAGCAGCAGCAATCTCTTTCCACGTTTCATCTGTATTGATTCCTTTTTCATCTAGTAGCTTCTCCAAGTACTTGTTCTTTACTTTGTATGAACCAGTTAAAGTCTTGTGCGTAAATACGTTAGCCCTCGTAGGCTCAATACTAGGACTCGTTCCACCACATATAATACTACTGCTGGCATTAGGAGCAATAGCAAGCAGATGTGAGTTACGAACACCATCGCCGACCATATCAGGAGCTTCGCCCCTAGATCCAGCAAGTTGTACACTTGCCTCAGTAGCTCTTTCCTTGATGTGTTTAAAGGCTCTATTGTTAAAGCTGGAAGCGTACATTCCCTCAAAAGGGAGTCCATTACGTTGAAGATAAGAATGAAAGCCCATCGCACCAAGGCCAATCGCCCGTTCTCTATATGCACTATAAGCGGCTTTTGCATAGCCTGTATTATCTTTGTCCACTTCAATTTCAAAGTCCTCCAAACTATCTATTTTACAGTTGTGTATATTACCATCAACAGCTAAAGCATTATCAATAAAATGTTCTAGTGTGTTATCCAGCATAGTAACCAGATCACTGATGAACATATCCTCATCTTTCCAATCATCAAAGTATTCTAAGTTAACACTAGACAGGCAGCATACTGCTGTTCTTTCTTCGCTCGTAGGCAGCGTTATCTCAGAACATAAATTACTTTGTATTACTTTCAGCCCTAGTTCTTTCTGTTTCTTAGGGAGAAGATCGTTACACCTGTCTAGATTAACAATGTAAGGTTCACCTGTCTCTGCTCTGGTGTGTATTAGCTGCCACCACAAGTCCCGCGCTGGGACTGTCTTAATAGCTTGCTTTGACTTAGGATCTATGAGCCTCCAAGGAAGGTCATGTTGGACAGAATATAAGAACTCATCATTAATAGTAACGCCATTATGAAGATTAAGACATTTGCGATTAAGATCACCACCAGTAGTTTTTCGCATAGCAACGAACTCTTCAATTTCTGGATGGCTAATATCCATGTACGCAGCATAAGATCCTCTCCTAGTTTTCCCTTGATTGAAAGCAAGCATTTGACTATCTACAACATGCATAAATGGGATGCTACCAGTAGACTCACTACCGTGAGCAGTAGATACCCCATTACTCCTAACATCACCCCAATATCCACCGATGCCTCCACCTGAACTTGCAAGCCATATGTTCTCATCATAATGATCAGATAAACCACGCCTTGAGTCAGGAACATAATTAAGAAAACAAGAGATAGCTTGACCACGGCCAAGTCCCCCGTTGCTAAGGATAGGAGTGCTAAACATGAACCAATTAGAACTTGCGTAATTATAAAGTCGCTGTGCAAGATTGAAGTCAGTATGTTCTTGATAAGTAGCGCCATATACAGCGGCCCTTGCAAAAGCTTCTTGAGCGTGTGTTTCATATTTTGAAAAATACCTGTCTTTTAAAGTTTCTAAAGAAAACTCATTAAGTAGTTCTTCTTTATCGTAGTCAATTTCTATCCCTAAATAATTCGTCTTCCCAATTTTTAATGTCATCAACGTCATCCTTTTCTTTTAACTCTGATTGCCTGTGTCCTTTAGTGCGCGATTTGTTTTTTGCTTTTTTACGTTTATTAAATTTTTCAAGGCGCTCTGCTTTCCTATCCCAAGACATCCTGATTCTCCATCAGAAAAGCCATGAGCTTCTCTTCATACCAACGGGCCTTTCGTAAGTCTTCAATAGGCTTAGTCTTATAACGAAACCTCCAGCGATACTTCAAAGAGTTACCACGAAGATAACCTACAAACTCATCAGGTGTAAGCATAGCTTCAATAGCTTCTATGCACTCTATATGTCCATTATTATAATGCGCTGGGTGATCTACCATAGTGTTTATTAAATTAGAATACGATTTACCCAAACGATTATCAGGTATGTTTTCACCGTATACAGGGTGATCATTAGGCCCATCCCAATCTTCTGTATCTTTCCTATTTAAGTTACTCCACTCTTCTGGTGTTGCATCGTCAATACTCATTCCATCTCCAAGTTAAGTTTACTATTTCTATTTTTAAAATCTTCAGACTCTTTAGCTTTCACATCAATCCACGCATCAGGGATACTGTCTTCACTAAACCATCTAAAGCCATTCTTCCACGCCCACTCAGCGTGAGATCTTTTAGTTCCATCTTTTCTTCGTTTAGCTCCCGGCATAGGGGCCGAAGGATTTGCAAATAAGAATACAAGCTCAGTGTTTTTAGGTAAGTGTTTTTTAATCCATACATATTTATTGTACTCTGCAAAGTCCCAAAACCTACCCTTAGACTCAAGTAGTATTTTTTTATTTCCTATTTTACGAACAAAGTCAGGCTCGTATTTATGCTCTATTACATATTCTACATAGTCTACATGATGCTCCCAATCTTTTAATATTGATTCGTGCAGCACTGCTTCCCATATAGAATCATACTTATGATTGTTAGGAGCTACAATTTTCTTAGGGCGGGGTACTCTTGCTTTACGCTTACCGCTTCTTACTCTTTTTTTTGTGGTCATTTCTTAGCTAAATTTTCTAAGTCTGTCATGGTTATACTTGTCAGTTCTACTCCTTGAGATACTAATTTCTTTAAACTTTTTACAGTCCATTTAGGACTATAAAAACTTAAACGTATAGATTTATCAGCAAAAAAATAATTGGCATCAGGCAAGAAAGATCTTAAATTTTTAAGATTTACTTTAGAATGTTCTTCTTCTGATATAAGAGTCTTGAGCCAATCTAAAAGCAATAGGTCTGCGTGCTTGTTTATCTTTTTCATTGTCTTTGAATTCATGTAGTATCCTTGGTAAAAGACCCAATATAATATCAAAAGATATTACTTTTGTCTAGCAGAATCGTAATTTTTTACAAGCTTCCAATATGAAAGTATACTATTAAACATATCCCTGTGCTTAGAATGTGTATCTTCATCCCATTTGTAGCAAGAAATGTATCCCGTGTCTTGTCTGTCAACAAATATAGATACTCTTTCTGCTTTATCTACAAAGCCGCATCCTTGGGCGTAAGCTGATAACTGCATTCCGTACTCATCGTAGGCTAACTTAGAGGGTTCTTTATTGTGTATGTTATCTTTAGTCTTAAAGTCTATAAAGATTCCTTCCTTAGAATGTAAATCTATTTTACCTCCGTACCCTAGCTCAGCACAGAAAGACCCTTCTGCTATCCACTCTTGGTTAGGGTAGTTAGCGTCTAAGTATTCTTTTATAACATCGTAAGGGGCGCTGCGCTCGTTGTGTGTAAATCCTTTTTCTATTAGGTCGTGTATTCTTGTTCCTTCTTTTGCGGCATTCAATCCTATTTCTTTAGAGTCTTGTATGCACCTGTACACAAAAGACTCTAAAGATTCTCCGTCGCCCCTTGGTACGGTCATAGAAGTTTTGAGGGCTTGAGTTAACTTCCAATGCTCCAACGAAGGCTTGGCTATTAAATTCATTACAGTAGTTACGGAAGGCACATAGTTATGTTTCTTAGCATCTCTAAGTGTAGTGTTCCTTTCTACTCCGTTGGCTCCCACAATAGTATATTTAGGATTACCCTCTTGATCGTACCAATGATTACCGTCACTAGAATAACTCAAGTTGTTTCCTCTCAAATAAAGAATCTAATTTATTAACAGCAAGATTAACATCACAAAAAAACCACTCGCCTCTACGTGCATAATGCTTTTGAAGAAGAGCATGTGCTTGTGATTCAGCCTCTCTTCTATTGTGAGTATTATATACTTTTACTATTTCATAGTCCCTATAGGGCGATGATGTTTGATACTGCTTTAATCTATCCTGTGCGTCTACAGCCATACCTACTTTGCACCAGCTAGGAAAAGCAGGGTTGCATATAACATATACTTGACCTTCTTTAGAAGCCTCGTAATTTTCTAAAGAGCTGAAAGCTGCATCAGTAAATCCTTTGTATCTTCCGGGTTTGTAAAGAGGATGTTTTTTAGATATATATTTACCGTCTACGTGCATATAAGAGTTTACTCTTTTCCTCAAGGTGGCTGCTCTTTCTCTAATATGACCACCAGTTTTAATACTACTACCGTCTTCAGGGTAATAATACCACCATTCTCCTTCTACAAACTTATATCTTTCAGGGTACTTTATATATTTACCCATAGGGTTTTCAGGAATATTAGTGCGTGTCATACCAGTTGTCTCCTATTTTGTATTCGCCATCCAAAGGACAAACTAAATTAAACGACAGGCCAGCATCCTTAATAGCTTTGACACCCATCTTACCTACTTCTTCTGCAACATCTGCTGAGCTTTCTACTTGCCATTCGTCGTGGACATTAGCTACTACATGAGCATCTAAGTCTTTAGTATACTCTGTAAAAAGCATCAATGCTTTCTTCATTACAATGGCTCCAGCGCCTTGAAGTAAAGTATTTAGTGCTGCGTGTTGGCTCCGAACAATTAACTTGCGACCATCTAAGGCTTTGATATAGCCTTTTTTAGATGCTCGTCCCACTCTATCCTTAAGAGTTTTAAATGCTGGGAGATTATCAAAGAATAATTTTCTAAGTCTCGCACCAACATCTCTGCCTCCCCCAACCACTGTTCCAAGCTTGGGATCTCCCGCTCCGTAGAGTAGCGCGTAGATGAAAGTTTTTCCCTGACTTCTTGATTCAAGTCCCGCAATTCTTTGGTTATGAGTGTGGATGTCTCCGTTAATGATTTCATTTGTGTATTCCTCATCGTCTAAATAATGCGCTAACATTCTAAGCTCTAATCCAGAAGCGTCTATACCCACTAGCTTTTTACCTGAAGGTACAGTCCAGCAAGTCCGACACTCTTTCCCGTACTCTGAATTACTACTTACAATCTGTGCGGTGTTAGGAGATCTGTGAGTCATCCTTCCAGTAACCGCACCGTTGTGGTTCACATACCCATGAATCCTATCATCTTCCTCTACCTCTTCCAGCCAAGAAGTTACCATACCTAATCGCTTTTGCAGCATTAAGTATCTAGCAATCAACTGTGCTTGAGGTATATTTTTAATCTTTTTAAGAGTAGTTTCATCTATTACTGGCTGACCTGTAGGCGTAAACTTTTTAGGCTTCCACCCAAACTCCTGCAAATACTGTCCTATCTGTTGTCTTGAGCCTAAGTTAAAGTCTGTGCGTATAACTCTTTTTATTTTCTTATGCTCACAGATCTGAGCGTATTCATCGTCATCAAGACGCACACGCTTTTTAAGTTCTCTACAACTAGCAAATCTAGAGACTGCACCATTAGCATTGTGTGCTATTCTTAAAGTGAACACCTCTGCTCTAGGCTTAAACTCTTTACGAACTTCAGCCATGACAGAACTCAACTCATCTTCAAGCTCAGCTTGTAGTATTGTTGTAGCTTTCATGTCCAGCAGGAAACCATGCTTCCGCTGGTTGTCTACTAATGCAGCAACCTTGTGTTCTATCTCAACTGATTGAGCAGAGAAGCCTTTGCTTTCCTGTTTAAGATGTTGAAACACTTTAGCGTTAACAAGAACATCATTGATGCAATACTTCATCATCTCTTCAGTGTATTCGGTAAACTCTTTAAAGTCTCCTTTAGGATGTCCAAGCCTGTAACCCCAACCAGCAAGGGCGTGACCGCCTTCTCTAGTAGGATTAAAAAGCCTAGATAATACTAGCGTATCTATTAGTGTTGCCGTTTCTGCTAAGTCTACATTAAAAAACTTTTTAATCATCGGCACATCAAAGCCTACGATATTGTGGCCTATAAGTTTGGTAGCTTTAGTTAGTAAACTAACGCCAGCATCAAGCTCATCAGGCTTAAAAGAATATATCTTTTCTTTCTCAATATCATAAGCTACGATACACCAGACTTTTGTAGCTTCTACAGCATCTGTTTCTATATCAAATACTAATTCCATTAGAAAGGTATCCCGTCAGATTCATCGTGAAACTCATCAGACTCGTCATCAAACCGTTCACTTAACCTACCAGTTTCGTTATCGTAAACTAAATGAGAAGCCATACCAACGTCACCAGTGTACCGTGATTTTAATACTCTAAGATGTGTGGTGTTGGCCTCTTCAGGATCGTCACTCTGCTGGTTGCGCTCTAAGGCAATAACACAATCGCTTAGCTGTGCAATAGATTGACTGCCACGAAGATGTGATAGCCCTACTGTAACGCCCTGCTCGTGTCCCTTGTTACCCTCTACTCTGCGTAGATGAGATACAAGAATCATACCTGCCCCTGTCTCCTCCACCATAGATCTTAGGCGAGTCATAATACTATCTATTGATCTCCTCTCATCACCGTCAATCATAGAAGATACTAGCATATGTAAGTGATCCACAATTACCCACTTACAGTCGCAGCCGATTGTCAGATAGCGTATCTTAGAAAAGATTTCTTCTATGTCGTGCTGCCCTAAGTGTGAGTAGATCCACAGTCTATCTTTAGATTCACCTGCAAATAAACTATTGTAGTGCGCTCGCCATTCGTCTTCAGGGAACTCTTCTCTAATCTGATTAATATACAGTTTAGTATTGGCCTCAATAGAAACAACTCCGTCCACTGTACGGTTCTTGTTTTCTTCAAGAGCCAGAATACCTACACGATCTTTTGTATTCTTAATCAGCCAGTGTTCAATTTCTCTAGTGATAGAAGACTTACCAAGGCCCGTGCCTCCAGTAAGAGTAACCAACTCACCCTGCCTCATACCATAAAGCTTTTTATTTAAGCCCTGCCAAGGATAGGGTACAGAAGCTACTGTAGGTCTATTGAAATACTCATCGCCCATATCAGAAACATTAACGATGCCAGAAGGCGTGTAGCTTTTAGCTGCCCACCAAGCAGTGACATAGGCTTTCTGCCTACGCTGCTTGAGCATATCATTCGCATCTTTAAACTCCTCTGGAAGGAAAAGTATTTTAGCTTTGCCGGGACGCAATACTCTAGCGACCTGCCGAGCAGCATCCTTACCTACTTTATCATTATCAAAGTTGATGACTACACAATCAAAGGATTCTAAGAACTCTAAGTTTTCTTTAACATCTTTGACTGCACCGCCAGCCCCGTTCTTTACTGACACTACAGGCCACTTAGAACCTAGCAGTTCGTATGCTGCCATAGCATCACATTCGCCCTCAACTAGGGTAACAAATTTACCTCCTGATTGAAAAGCTTGCTGACCAAATAACATTACTCCTTTCGTAGATCCGCGCCATGAAAAGTCTTTATCTTTACAGTAACGAATCTTAGTAGATACCATCTCATTAGAGATATAGTAGGGGTAGTAATGAGTATTAGGACTAGACTTCACACCATACTTTTTAGCGGTATCTAAAGAAATACCCCTGTCATCTAGTGCTTGGAAAGTTCCTTCGTCATTACCCATATTAGCATTCCGCTGGTAGGTTTTAATATCGGGGATAGATCCTCCTTTATCGTAGTCTCGTAAATAAGTATTACAACTAAAACAATATCCGTGACCGTCTTGATCAACAGATACTGGATCACTGCCACCACATTTATCACAGGGCAAATGATACTTAACAAAGGCCATATAGTTCTCCAGAAAAAGGGGGCCATATAGACCCCCGTAAATTTTATTCTGTTTCTTCAGCCGCCTCCTCGTCGGCCAGCATATCATCTGTCAGTTGTTCAAGCACTACTGCATTGAAACCTCTAGCAGCCATTTCTAATTTAGCTAAGGTCTTCCTAGCTTGCTGTATTTCTTTATCTGTTTCTATAATTAAAACAAAAGCACTCTTACCTTCATCTGTAAACTTATCTACAGCGTAGGTTCCATCTTCAGAAGTGTATGTCCAGCTTTGCTGCTCACTCATAGTTCAGCTTCCTCCTCACCTTCAATTTCAAACTCATCGGCTTCGCCGTTGTCGTACTGCACAAGATCTAGGATTTGCATCTTAACAAAGTCCAGACCCTTAAAGGTCTTGCCATTCCAGACAGACTCCCATTCTTTGTACTGTACTTTAACGCGAGAACCGTTACCCACAGAAACATCAACAGTTTGCTTCATCCTGTCCATAAGAACAGGCGCTCTGCGAATCATACCATTAGGCCCATTTACCTTTCGTTTGATTATGATTGCGGGGCCTTCGTCCATCTGCTTCACCGTGAAACCACGATCTTCAAAGTCAGATGCAGTCTCATTGTCCACAACTAAATTGACTGAGTACACAGGGTCAAAGGTTGTGTTGGGTGTCGTAACAGCAGCCCAATAAGCTGTGCCTTCTAATACTGCCATAAAAATATCTCCAATAAATTATCGTCAAACAAGTATACAGATTTAGGAATATCTGTCAAGCGTAATCGCTTTCCCAATTAGCTTTTCTTTTCTTCCTGCCCTCCGCACGGGCTTTTGCACTGGCCTCCTGTCGTGCAGCATACCAATAAGTAGACTTAAGTTCCTCCTTTAATTGTCTGATAGTTAAGGTTTTTTTCCTGCCTCCAGCAAGAGGTTTTAGTGTTGCTTTCTTGCTGCCTACAGTTATTTCACAGATTCTCCAGCCATCTAGAAACATCCAAGTAACAAAGCAATCGCTACGTTTAGGGTTTAAAAATAAACCTTTCATCTTCAACATAGTTGTAATATTCATTACCAGTTCGCCAGTTCGTCAAGATACTCTGAAAACAATGACGCTAGTACATCATCCTTTAATCTCCAATCACCCGCTTCGTGGCAACGATCTTGTACGAAAGCAAAGAATTTTTCTTTCACTCTTGGATTCACAGGCGGTGCAGTAGATATTCTTAACGCAAACAACTGGGCGTACCAATCATCTAAGTCAGACATAAACTCTGCTTGTGGATCTATTGCACTCATATCATCTCCTTTGCTATTGTATTTAAATAGTTTTCTATAAAATTAATTACAAAATCTTCGCCGTGTTCCAAGCATAATTGAAGTGCTTCATCACGAACTAGATCAGTACAATCAGTTTCACATAGATATACTTGTGAGTATTTTAGTATGTGATTAGACACATCAATTATATTTTTCATCTAGCTTTAACTCCAAGTAGTCTTTTGTTGGCACACTTTCCACATAAAGTTTTGATCCAAAAATACACCATTTCTAAAGGCGGGGCAAGCTTCTTACACTCAGCGCATCTAATTAAGTTTTCTCTATGCTCCACGTAATGCTTCCCTTCTATATCTATAGGCTGTAGATAAAGCAATATTAACTTCATCTGCTATCTGGTTTGCACTCTTCCCTAACCGTGTTAATTTAAATATGTTTTGCTTTTGAACGTCAGTCAGCCCAGTATATTTTTCAGTCTTTTGATTACTAATGAAATCATCTTGAGCGCGGATAGCTTTGATAAACATTGTCATTTCTAAATCCTAAAGTAATTTAAAGGTGAGCAGTTTATCCACTTACTCAGGTGGCAAGGGAAACTATGCAGCTTTTGCGAAAGGGAAAGAACTAATTACTTTCTGTACCCGCTCAGACTTTTTAACTTGAGCAACTGGAAAGTCTACAGAGTTCTTACGGCTACCGCGATGGTGGCTAGACCAATCAGTCAATGTATTGTACAAAGCCCAATGGTTCTGGCCCATGTTGCGGCGGTAATGTGTTAAGTATTTATCCCACATATAAACTAAGCTGCTGTTGTTGTAGGCCGTAGGCATATTCATAATATCATATGCTCGCTCACCTTCAGCAACTTTACCTATTGCAAACTTAGAACCCGCAGCTTCTGCGATATGAATAAAAGCATTTGTATCATCAAGCTCTTCATTCGCCCACTTAGCCCATATCTCATTCTGCTTATCCAGCATCCCGATAATACCGTTCAACTGTCTAGCGCCATGATCTACATTAAGTTTCTGAGTGTGTCGCGCTTTGTAGATTGTAGCAGCTCCAGTAATAAATACTTGGTGATTAGTACAAGCTGACTGATGCGCTCCAGCACTGGCTTGGTAGGGCCACACTGAGTTAAAAGAATTGATGTGTAGCATAGTCATTTGTGCCGTGTCACCATCGGGAGTTTGTATCTCATGGTTGGGCAGCAAGTGCCTAACAAAACATACTGAGCCGTTGTCGCCTACTTGAATGTTTTCTTTAATGCCATCAAGATTTAACTCACTACGCTCTAGTACATTGCGAGCGGTATCAATCATTTCTTTGTGGGATACAGGCTTGTATCGCTCACCGTGGATTGCTAAAGCATCCCCAGTATCTTCACGATAGTAAACTCTTTTATTATTTAAAGAGTGGATACCCCCAAACTTGTCAGAGTTTTTAGCTTTATATAACACTGGCGAAGAAGCCACTTCAAAATCAGCACCGCCGTACCCGTCATTTCTTAGGGTGTCGAGGGCTGATCTGTTGCCGAACATTGATACTACTGTATTCATACGAACTCCACAGTTACAAAATAATAAGTTACCAACTTCTTACTGTCGCTCTTTAAGGTTCCCGAAGGAGGCGACGGGTCATGCTTCACGGTGCATCCAACCGACCTACCTGTTTTTAAGAAGGTCGTAAGACCTTCCTTCTTTAAAACAGGTAAGGATTATAAAGTATTTTAGATACCTCGTCAAGCCGCTGCTCTAATTGTTATAGGATCTGCAAAGAAATTAAACTTACCAAGCTCACCTAATCTAGTTTTCTTTTGTGATCCTTTGCGCTTCAGCGATCCTACCGCACCGTCAGTATCTAAAAACCTTAAGTCGGTATCATCAAAGCTTGATAGTTTTATTTTACTACCTCGCACAATTATACTATTCGGTATTGTAAACTCCCCTTTGGCCTCCTTAGTATTAAAAGATATAACTGTATTCAAGCCCAGCTTCACAGCCTTAATAAAATTATTAATACACTTTGTATTGTTGAAGGATGCTGAGTAAGTTAAGTGATAGTTAGATAGTTTATTCTTTTTAACTCTGGTTAAGATCTTAGTGTAATCATAAAACTGCACGTTAGGCAGCGACACAATCAAATCAGACCAATCCACATCACTAGTACCATTGAGACGAATGCAATAGTTATTTGTTTCGTTCTTAAGTATCTCAGTTCTAAGACGATCTTTAAAGCCATCGGGATCTTTAAGATATTGCACCGTCCTTCTAGTCATAGCTAACTGTGATTGATTCATTGCAAGCCGCCCAGAAGTTTTACCTAAACACTCATCTTCACACCCAGCAGTAGTAGCATAAGCACATAAAGTCTTAGTAGCTACAGCATTTGAGGGTTGCAAATACAATATACCTGTGGTATAATCTTTTAATTTAAAGCCTTTTAAGACCTTAGTAGAGCTATTAAAACCTAACAAAGGATATTTATAATTATATATATAATCTTTGTAGGGCTTAATAGTCTTCAAAGCTGTTGAAGTTATTAGATCCATATTCTTCCTACTTATTTACTTTCCTAAATTCTACCCTACGCTTAAGTTCTTCCTGACATTTTGAAGCGGCTTCATTAAAGGTATAAGAAGAAGAACGATGGCAAAACTTAACTTTATTTGAGTATCTTAATCCCATTTCAGCGACTTGAGAGTCCGACAAAGGCTCCAATATATCTTCAATTGACATTCTAGTAATCATACTTGCTCCTAAATTATTCTATCTTTCTTTAAACCATTGTAGACCATTGCTACAAAGCACCAACTAACTATTGCACCAAATAGTAGAAAACAAACTGCGAATACTAAAGTTAGACCCTCAAGAATAGTACCGCTCAACACCATAGATAGCAGTATAGCACCGCTATAAGTAGTAATTATAGCTGCTACTGCCATCCACGAAAGTAAAACAATTACGCCTAGAATCATACAATTCTCCTAAAAAGCCCCCGAAGGGGCAGTTAATTTATTTAGCAAGATCTTCCATACGATAAGAAATTGCATCGTCAATAGCTTCTAAGATTTTTCTAGTAACCCTAGATTCTACATGATTTATTTGTTCTTCTACTATAAACCTCATTGCAGCAGCATAATCTTTTCTATCAATTCTATTATCTAAATTATATCTTAAATCAGATACTGCCTTGGCAAACTCCTGCAAAGTTTGAGTGCTATAACCAACATCAAGATAATTACTATATTGTGTGCTATACTCACGCTTTTCCGAACGACTTAGTTGTTCACCGTCTTTATTAAAAATCATATTTATTACCTAAAAAATTACAAAGGGATTGTAAAGCCCCCGAAGGGGCTTTGTCAAGTTTAGATCATGCCAAGGTCAGCAGCAGTAGCAATTCGTGGAGCCGAGGAAGTCTTAAAGTTCTTTGAGACTTTGCCTTTGGCAGTGATCGGAGCTTCTTGATTCGGCTTGAGATCCTCAGTTTTAAGTACCTTAAGGTACTTAGCAGCAGCCGAGTTCTTCGCAGTAATCTTTTTGACATTGAACAGCTTGTTGATGTCACCAGCCAAAGGCTCACCGTCATGCACTGATTTAATTACAGCACCGAATCGGGCCTTGAGTTTATTAAACTCAAATCGCTTCAGATCATTCTCACCGATAAACTTATACGCCAAGGTCGCAGCAACTGCATAGATTGCTTTGTTGGTAGCGGGACGAGTCATATCAAAATTAGCCATATTAGTTTCCTAATCGTATTTTTCGGTGCCAAGCAGCATCGGCTCGGCGGTTTCTAAACCTCTATATTTTCTTAAGAGGTCGTAAGACCTCCTCTTAAGAAAATATAGAGTTTATTAAATCTATAAAACCTAAGAGGTTTTATAGATTTAAGAGGTTAAAAGACCCTTTGGGTCTTTTAGATTGGGAAGTCTTTAGCTCTTCTTAGGAAGAGCTAGATTGGCTTTGAGGTCGGTGGGCTATTTAGTTTTCAACTTGTTGAAAACTATGAAGATCTTCTAAGTAATACATTACTTAGAAGACTCTAAAGCCTTTCAGTTTACTTTGTAAACTAGAAAGGCTTGGGAAGTCTCAGCCCCTTAAAGTCTCTAGAGACTTTAAAGATCTATTTAGTTTCTAAATAGATTGGGTTCCAGACTATAAAGATTTTAGAGATCTTCTTAGAGTTTCTTAGAGCTTTAGAGGGGTGGGCAGGTGGCCGTGGGGGGTACTGTATATATATACTAAATCATATACATTTTAGGAAGATTTTGGATGTAAACCAGCTTAGCCGGGTCTTTAAAGTCCTACTAACCTCCATATGAGCCAAAAGTAGTTTAGCCGGATCTTCAAAGACTTTAAAGAGGCTACCTAGATATAGGTATAGCCCCGGTGGGTCTATGGATATTATAGAGTTCAATTTAACATTTGTCAAGAAAAAACTTGACAAATGTGTAAACCACTTCTATAATAAAAGAATGAAAAAAGAATTGACAACAAAACAACAAACTTTTCTAGATCATTTAGTTGATACAGGAGGTGATCCTAAGCAAGCAGCCGAACTAGCTGGCTACGCTCCTAATACTCATTGGCAAGTAACTAAAGCTTTAAAGAATGAGATAGTGGACTTAGCATCTAGTATTTTGGCTCAGTCTGCACCTAAAGCTGCTATGAAGCTTGTGCATGTGATGGAGTCTGATCAGCCTATGCCTCAAGTCAATCAAAGACTTCAGGCCGCACAGACTATTTTAGATAGAGTGGGACTAGGCAAGGCAGACAAATTAGATGTCAGCCATAAAGTTGAAGGAGGGATTTTTGTGCTACCTGCTAAAGAAGAGGTAGTAATTAATGTTGAAGCGTAGGACAAGTTCTACAATTCCTTTTGGTTATGTTCTTTCTGAAGATCCTTTGTTTCTAGAAGAGGTTCCAGAACAAATAAAAGTCTTAGACGAAATTAAGCCACTAATAAAAGAAAGGGCCTTGAGTTTGCGCGAAGGCGCTACTTGGATAGAACATAAAACAGGGCGTAGATTAAGTCACGCAGGTTTAAAAAAGATTGTAGAAAATGGATGATTGGGAAATAAACCCAGATGCTTACCAAAAAGACTCTGATGGGAATTTTGTTTTAAAGAAAGACGGAACTCCTAAAAAAAGATCTGGCAGGGCTAAAGGATCTAAATCAAGAGGATATAATTACCACTCTACTACGAAAAAGAAAATAGAAGCTCGTAGAGCTGTTAGGTTAAAAGAAAAAAGACTAGAAAAAACACGTTCTAAACTTAACGCTTACAAAACTTCTTTATCTGCTTCTAAAGAAACTTTAGCCAAGCTAGATAATTCTGAATCATCTACTAAAGGTAAAATAATTACAGAAGATAATGTAGTTGCTTTACCTAAAAAACTTAAAGAAGAAGCATTAGAAAATGTAATCTTTAGGCCAAACGAAGGGCCGCAGACAGATTTCTTGGCGGCAGGTGAAACAGACGTATTGTACGGTGGCGCAGCAGGGGGTGGTAAGTCCTATGCTATGCTCGTAGATCCCCTGAGATTCGCTCATAGGGCTGCTCATAGGGCGTTAATACTAAGACGCTCCATGCCTGAACTCAGGGAGTTAATAGATAAGTCTAGGGAGTTATATCCAAAGGCTTTTCCGGGTTGTAAGTTCAGAGAAGTTGAAAAGATTTGGACATTCCCATCAGGGTCTAAACTAGAGTTTGGATACCTTGAGCGAGATGCAGATGTGTACAGATACCAAGGTCAAGCATACTCTTGGATCGGCTTTGATGAGATTACACATCTTAATACAGAATTTTCTTGGAACTATTTAGCATCACGTTTACGAACAACTGATCCTGAAATAGAACCATATATGCGCTGCACGGCGAACCCCGGAGGGGTCGGCGCGACTTGGGTAAAGAAGAGATATGTGCTACCCAATGAGCCTAATGAAAGTTTTACAGGTGCTGATGGGTTGACACGCAAGTTCATACCTGCTAGACTAGAAGATAATCCGTATCTTGCTCAAGATGGAAGATACGAACAAATGTTAAAAGCGTTGCCAGATATACAACGAAAACAATTACTAGAAGGTAATTGGGATATAACAGAAGGCGCTGCTTTTACAGAGTTTGATGTAGAAGTGCATGTTATTCCTCCTTTTGAAATCCCAATAGGATGGGAAAGAATAAAAGGTATTGACTATGGGTATGCTTCTGAAAGTGCTTGTATTTGGGGTTGTGTTGATCCTACTGATGGCACCCTTATAATTTATAGAGAGTTATATCGCAAAGGTCTAACAGGCGTAGATTTAGCTCAACTTATAACTAACATGGAATTGCAAGATCCTTTTTCTGTACAAGGCGTATTAGATACAGCAGCATGGAATAGAACAGGAACTACAGGCCCTACAGTTGGAGAAACACTTCAACGAGGAGGGCATAAGTTGCGAAGAGCAGACAAGAATAGAATTCAGGGTAAGATTCAAATACATGAATACTTACGAGTACAACCAAGTGGCAGACCAAAGATACAAATATTTAGTAACTGTCCTAACTTGATACGTGAACTACAGAGTATACCATTAGATAAATCTAATCCTGAAGATGTTGATACACATGCACCTGATCACGCTTACGATGCGTTAAGGTACTTAATTATGTCAAGACCTAAAGTCAATGACATTTTTAATCAATTTAGACACATGAGAATGGAACAGGCTTACACGCCCGTAGATTCAGAATTTGGATATTAAAGGAGAACATAAATGTCAAATCCAGTTGTAAAAATTAGAGATACAGGACGTAACTCTTCACGTACAGGAGATGTACGAGAACTTGCTGATAATGTAATTACTTCAGCTACATCAACTACTACAGGTACGATTGCTGTAACTGCTGCTGCTACTTACGACGTTAGCTTTACTCAACCTGCTGACACTTCAATTAAAAATCTTATTATGATTGCTAATGGTAACTTGGTTACTGCTGGTGCATCAGGTGATGATATTGATTTTGATTTAGGAACAGCAGCAGGTGGTGGACAGATTATTAATGAAAAAGCGATTGCAGACGATGGTGGGAGTGCTGTTACTATTACAGCTAACACCCCTCTTTATATTATTGCTAATGGTGTACCAGCCGCAGCTAATGCTTTTTCTACGATGAGCGGTGGCCCAGCTACTTCAGAAGCTATGACGCTTTCAGCATCATTGTATAGTTCTGCTGCACGTACATTGCACATACGCTTAAAGCCTCTTGCAAATGACTTGGCTACAGCAGCAACTACGGCTACGTTTATTATTGAGTTTCAGCATCTTGGCGTAACTCCTAGCTAAACATGGCTGAAACTAACTTAACATCTAACGAACTCTACTTTCAACAAGAAGAGGACGAGCAAGGAATAAACCTTACTCTTGAAGAAAACCTACAAAACAATCTTGTAGGTTTAATTCAAGATAGGTTCCTTTCTGCTGAAAACGCAAGAGACTTAGACGAGTCACGTTGGCTTACAGCCTACCATAACTATCGTGGATTATATGGCAAGAATGTAAGATTCCGTGAGTCTGAAAAGTCTAGAGTATTTGTAAAAATTACAAAAACTAAAGTACTTGCTGCTTATGGTCAGCTTGTAGATGTTATATTTGGAGCTAATAAGTTTCCTATTGGTATCAGTGAAACTAAAGTACCTGAAGGTATTGCAGAACATGCACATTTAGATACACAGACTCCAGTACCGGGAATTGAAACTTCTATAGAAAATTCTGTAGAAGAAGTAGAGAATCCTTATGACGTAGGTTACGAAGGCGATGGGCGTACACTCAAAGCTGGAGCAACCTATGGCACAGGGAAATTTGAACAACAAAGAGTAGAAGAACTAGCAGAAGACAATCTTAAAGAAGGTCTATCTCCTATTCCAGAAGCACTTGAAATTAGTCCAGCACAAAAGGCTGCTAGACGAATGGAAAAGCTTATACACGATCAGATTGAAGAATCTAATGGTGCTAGTGAAATAAGAAACTCTTTGTTTGAATCAGCGTTGTTTGGGACAGGTATTGTAAAAGGCCCATTCAACTTTAACAAAACTCTTAATCGTTGGAATACTGAGGACGGAGAAAGGTCTTATAGCCCTGTATCTGTTAGAGTACCACGCATAGAGTTTGTAAGTATATGGGATTTCTTTCCTGATCCTAATGCAACGACAATGGCAGAGTGCGAGTACGTGTTTCATAGACATCGTATGAATCGTACTCAACTCAGAGGTCTTAGCAAACTACCATACTTCGACAAAGATGCGGTACGTGAATGTTTGCAAATGGGGCCTAACTATATTGAAAAAGATTACGAACAAGAATTAAAAGATGACAGCCGTAGCGATGACTATGGCGCGAGTCAGTTTGAAGTCTTAGAATATTGGGGTGTCATGGATGCAGAGTATGCTCGTCAAGTCGGTATGGAAGTTGACGAAGGAGTAGATGATCTAGATGAAATCCAAATTAACGCATGGATTTGCAATGGTAAGATGCTTAGGGCAGTGGTTAACCCCTTCACGCCGTTTAGAGTTCCTTACCATGCTTTCACTTATGAGCGTAATCCCTATAGCTTTTTTGGGATTGGCGTAGCGGAAAATATGGACGATTCACAAAAGATTATGAACGGTCATGCTCGTATGGCTATTGATAATCTTGCACTGTCAGGCTCATTAGTATTTGATGTGGATGAGACTGCCC